CCCAAATACCATCACCTTCCATAGAATGTTTGCGAGGGCGACCACGACCACGACCACGACCACTTCCTTTCTTGGTTAATTGAGCTTTAGCAAGGTCAACAGCTTGCATACCAAGTTTTTTAGCTTGTTCTTGAACTGCTGGATCATTAACCATTGCTAAAACACGCGGATCTTTTGATAGAGCAATAGCTCTTTGTTCATTCCTTTTTCCCCACGCATTCATATCCTCCCATACACCCTCCCCTTCAAGTTGTGCTGCTTTACCCCTAGTTTTAGACCTATCAATGGATTTTTGTTCAACAGCATTATAAACAGGATAAGTAGCAGAATTTCCATTCATTACATATTTTCCTGACTTAGCTTGATGACCATCAACCATACCAGGTGGACGCATCATAGGTTGGGATGAATCTAGTGCTAACATTCGTCGTGATCCACCAACAAGACGAACATCAGAGAAATGTCCGTGTTCTCTATTACGAACTACAGGTGGTAGCGCTTGGTGAAAAATAAGTGGTTGTCCAGAGGGATTTTTCATATTATTGTAGTGTTCAATAACATCTTCTACTTTTTGTGAAATAGCAAACGAATTCGGATTGTAGTTGCGGGCAGCCATTTGTTATATATATTTATATAATAAAATAAATAAATAATTTTTTCAAGTGAAGGAACTACGTTCCCTCATACTCCCTCCTTTTGAACGTAGTTGCGAGTATGCGGCGCTCCGCATCCTATATTATTAGTTATTTAACGAAGTTGCGAGTATGCGACGCTTCGCATTCTTGAAAAATTCATTTTTTTTTTATATAATAATATTATATAATATGCCTCAAATACCAAGTTATGGATATGACGAAACAACAGAAGGAGAACTTAATAGCGCAAAGCGTCGTGTTATTGGTTATATGGATTCTACACATGAACGCCTTACTGAGTATCCTCAAAAAGACCCAACTAATGGACGTGCAACATTAGAAATAGCAAATCTTACTGATAATATATATATGGCTATTAAATCTATTGATACATTAGATTCTTATATTAGAACTGATACAACTATTATAGACATGCTTGATAGACCACAACAAGCTATTGAAATTAAAAAAACTGCAAAAGAGCTTATAAGTGTAAATAATACATTACGAAAAATTAACGCATCATATAATAAATTGCGTCCTAATGTCAATTATGTTGAATTAAGTGTTTGGACAGATTTCACCTCATCAGTAGATTTATTGCGAAGAGCCTCATATAAATTCTATAGTTTTATGGATAAATTAATACGTGAAGAAAAGAGAGTTCGTGGAGAAGATTATGATCCTCCACCAATATTTGATGGTGGTGATGATGATGATGATGCACCACCAGATGAAGCACCAACAATAGAAGAACCAATAGATGCACTAGCACCAGATGCTACATTATTACCTCCACCAGAAGAACCACCAGCAGAACCAGCAGAACCCCCTCCAGGTCTGGCTTTCACACCTTCACCACCTCCTTTACCTCCCAGTCGCGCCCCTCGTCCCCCTCGTCAATCTTTAGCCTCTCCTCCTGAATTAGGAATGCAACCAACACCACCAACATCAGGATTAGCACCACCACCAATAACAGGATTAATACCAGAACTTCCAGCACCACCAGCACTTTCACAACAAGATTCAAATGTAGAATATAGAAAATATAGGACAAGGGTTAGAAATCGTGCTAGACTTGCTGGAATACCTGTTGAAGAAAGGGATGATATTGTAAAAGATGCTGAAGAATTTGAACAACGAGAAGGTAGATTCGCTGAAGATGATGAAATAGATGTATTGATTGTTACTCATAAACAATTAGGTGCAAGACCACCAACAGCAGAAACATTAGGGATGGACTTAATGATACCACAAGATACTGAAGCTTTAATAGATGAGGTTAATAGAACAGTGGCACAATTAACAAATCAAACTATGATAACTGTGCTTAATAGACGAGTTAAGGCGATTGAGGAAGAAAGCAGAGTAGGCTCAGTAAAAAAATCTAATATACAAAATTTAAGAAAAGCTCTTGCTATTGCAAAACATCCAGTTGTTACAGTAAATAAACGTGATGTTGCTAAAATCCCAGATGATATTAAGGATGAGTATAAGGAACTTGATAGAAAATATAGAGATAGCAGAGATAAATTAGAACCACACATGCATTATGGTAAACGTGCTAAATTTGTAGATTTCTTAAAGGCTAATAATATTCCATATTATGAGAGTAGTGTTATAGGTCGCATACAAGCTTTTGAAACTCCTTCAGTTGCTCCTTTCCCTGCTCCTCCTCCACCCGCTGGGAAGCGTCCAGTTCTCCCGCCTATATCTTGAAAAAACATAATTTTTATAATATAATATATTATTATAAGTATGAATCCTGACCCTGACTCGGTTCCATTAACAGAGGCTCTTAGTGCGATGGCTAATGAAATTATTTCAATTGATAAAACATTAGGAACACAGTTTAGGGTGTTCAAGTCATCTGTAAGTGAAATTTATAAAAAAGTTCAAGCAGATAAACAAATGTTCAATTCTGCTAGAGTTCAACAAATGCCGAGCAGTGATGGTTTAACACCTTCTCTTGAAAAAGAAGCACTTGATATAACAGGTAGCGGTATGTACTATGGTAGAAAAGTAGGAGCGGTAAGAAAAATAAGAAAAAATCAGTTATTTGAACATGCAACCAAATGTGGTATATCAAAATATATTTAGGCGCTTACCGAAGCGCACACGGAACTACGTTAAAAAGGAGGGAGTATGAGGGAACGTAGTTCCTTCACTTGAAACTTTTAAAAAAATAAAATAAATTGATTATGTATAGCAATGACTGCTTTTGATTATGTGTTTGGTATAGTATATAATGTTATGGATGTAGCTGGTAATATATTCTTTTTAGAAATTATTAATCCAACAGATCCAAATTCCCCTATTGACTTTATACCAGACCCTACTAAACCATTCAGTCTTGCTATCAAAAGTTATTAAATTTAGCTTGAAGCTTTCTATAAACACGGCAACGCAACTCATACATCCGTAGCATCCTCTCCCATTCAGCATCATCAACCAATTTATCTAAAGCAGGATACTTTACTTTTAGCACATTTCTTGCATCCTCTGCTGTAATATTACAATCAATAATATTATTCATCAATATGTAATAATTAGGGGATTTGAATGTGACAAAGCGCGGATTAAAGTTCTTATCAATCATCGGCATATTAAATCTCTCAACTACTATAATTAAATTTGAAAAAAAAGAATTCAATTTTAATTATAATTGCCAACAATTAAGCAATTGTTAAAGTAAGATCAGGTTCATTTATACGATCAAATATATCAAACTCCTTCATGGTATTATCATACACTTTTTTTATACCATTGCTATGATATAAATATTGTCCTTCATCAAGATACTCCTTACTCATAGCCTCTTCTAAATTTTCTAATCTTGCATTAAATAGGTCTTGAAATTTTGATTTAGTATTAGCAACGATTTTATATAATTTTTTTCTATCATTACAATGCTTAATGATGGCTTTATACAATAGTTGTTCTAATTTATAATATTCAACCATATATTTATAAAACTTTAACAGATTTGTATTTTTATCAATTAACATTACAACAGGATACTTATCTGCTTCATTAAGATAAGTACGAAGAAATCTTGTTTTTTTTCCTATTTGAGCAACAATAGTTCTATAATTGTAAAGGTTTTTTTCAATATCCTCAAAATCAACATCAACACAATATTGGATATTGTCGGTTTCAAGTATGATCATAACCATTTTAGAAGTTAATAATAAACTACTAAAATAAAATAAATCAAATCAATTTTTTTTTTAATAGAATAATGGGTGGATGGGTGTTATGGCGTTATACCTTATACCCTTAATTTTACTCTTCTTTATAAAAGAATTTTTTTTTCTATTTTATATTTTTATTTTATTTTATTTTTTATAAGATAAAACAAGGGTATAACGGTATAACGGTATAACACCCATCCATAACCATCTCTATAATTGTTGTTATGTCCAATTAAAATTGAATTGAAATTTTTTTTAATTAACAATAGACATCAATCAATCAAAATGTCTAAAGTTGTCATTGTTGATTATGTTGCATCCGCTATCTTCAAAGTCCCTAAAGGTATTGATCTTGAGGACAAGACTCAAGTTAAGGAGTGGTGGGTTAAGTATTGTTGTTTGCATATTGTATTTGTTGATCAGACAAAACAAATGATGATGATTGAGGCAAGTGAAGAACCAGAGTTAGATACAAAATGGGGCAGTGGTGAACGTATTGATGACGCATATGACTGGGGTTTTAGTGATGAAGAGGAAGAGGAAGAGGAAGACAACCCTGCTAAAGTAGCCAAAAAGGTTATGTGTGATATCATTGACAAGGTAAAGGCAGAGGCAGAAGCAAAGGCAGAGGCTGCAAACTTGACAAGAACTAGCGTGATCAACCCAAAGCATATTTGTGGTTTGACTGGTGGTGAATGCAATGGATTTAAGGGATGCGGAAAAGAAGTTGATATGGATGAAACCAATATGATTGGTAACACATCATTTTGCATTCCATGCTATGAGAAGTTGGAAGAATTCATTACTGATGAGAATAGTGAAGACGAGAACAGTGATGATGAGGATGAGGATGAGGATGAGGATGAGTAAAATATAAATTGTTGTTATGTGTAAAAAAAATTGAATTCTTTTTTTTCAAATTTAATTATAATAGTTGAGAGATTATAATAATGTCATCTACAGAAGATAACGTTTACAAAATACTTTTTAATTGGACTATGGAAGAATTATTACAATTAACAGAGGCTAATAATAAGGTTTATAAAGAAGATAGTATTTATCTTGGTGGGTCTCGCCGTTATATCCCTCCACAAGATTGGTATGGAATTCTAGAAGATTTAAAAGATCCAAACATAGGGTGGCGTCAAAAATTTCTATATAACATGAGTACGTTAGATATAGATAAAATATAAATTGTTGTTAGGTCTAATTAAAATTGAATTCTTTTTTTTCAATTGCATATATAGGTCTCCAACAACAAATACATAAGAAAGCAAAATGTCATTTGTAATGCAATATGAAACTAAAAATGAAATTGTTCAGTTAAATGTTGATATGAATTACTTGGAGGGGCAAATTGCGCGTATAAAAGCTAGTCCATCAAAAGATGACCCTGTGATAAAAGCAATGTTAGAAATGTATAAATTAGAACTATTTATTGCGAAAAGACTAAACAGTAATGCTTCTAGTAGTGCATTAGTGCCATCATTAAGAGCTAAGCTAAATGAGCTTTCTGGTGCATTTTTAGAAGCTGTTGAAGGAGATTTGGAATCGGGGCAAATAAATGAAGGAAAGTTTTTGACGATGGCTGATGTTTCTAAAGCAAACCATGATCAATGTACAATGTTATTAGATGTATTAGAACTAGGTTTAGATATTAAGTGCAACAAATTTAATATCTAAATGTTGTTAGGTCTAAATAAAATTGAATTCTTTTTTTTCAACTTTAATTTTTAATTATTGAGAGATTAAATGGCTACTCTATACTTTTATAAAGGCACTCCTTTTGGTCAGTGGGAGAAGACGCTTAGTTATGAAAATGCTATGACAGGAGGCAAGGAACAAATAGCATTAGGATTGCGTAGGTCTGGACTATCATTGGAGCAACAAGCAACAGAATATTTGCAACAATTAGATATTATAGAGGATAGTTTTGTCAAATATGCTAAAGGTGGAGAAATAACTAGAAAAGTGATAGCAAAAGTAGCAAAAGCTATGGATTTGAGCATTGATAAATTGTATGCTATGTGGTGCATAAATATTTGTAGTTTGTTGATTATGAAGAAGCTGGAGAATGATAACATGAATGGTATTATGACAATAAGCAAATAATTGTTGGTTAAGGTTTTAGAAGTTAATGCCTAAAACTAATAAAAAGAGCATAAAATAGGGCTTTAGATTATTTTTTTTCAATAATCTAAATAAATCTAATTAAAATATATTATAAATACATTAATTTTTTTAAAAATTTATAAATTTTTATTTATATTAATATAAATATAATATAAAATGTTATATTTTATTAGATTATTATAAGTAATAATCTTGTTTTTTGACTACTAAAGGGCTATATTTAGAAACTAATTTAAAAATATTATATAATTTATTATATATTAATGGATTTTACTATTCCTAAACACATTGACTTTGAGGCTCTTGATGAACGCATAAAAACGCCTATGACTGATGGAGATTTGGAAAGATATTTTGGTTCTGGTATTGAGAGCGAGGTTATGACCTATGCACAGTTAGCTAACTATAGGACTATTGATGAATTATTACCTAATCCTATTGACTTTCGTATTATTCTTGTAGAACAAATGAAGAATAAAGGGCATTGGGTTCTTATTCTAAAATATAATAATATTATTGAGGATTTTGATAGCTATGGAAAAGGTATAGAACCACAAAGGAATTTTATTGCTGCAGGAATGAATAAACTACTAGGACAAGAAAGAAACCATTTAAAACATTTAGTTGCACGATCACCATATAAATATGTAGTTAATAAGCATGGATTTCAAAGTACTAAACCAGATGTCAATACATGCGGTAGATGGTGCAGTTTACGAATCATTATGGCTAAAGAACTGAAGATGGACTTACCTGAATTTACTGAAATGGTTAAGAAAGCATCACGTGATATGAGGCTTATACCAGATGCTGTAGTAAGTCTGTGGATTAAGTAATATATAAGATAATATTTATAATTTTTTAAGATTATAAATATTAATTTTGAGAGATTATTTAGTTCATTAAATGAGCAAAGCGATCCGCTTTAGCACCACCAGTAGAAACTCCACCACCAGAGCGAACTCCCATGCCTTTCATCTTTTTGTAATCTTTTACAACAGCCATTTCTTTCGCCGACGAGTTAGGCATCATTCCACCAGCAAGACGCTCATACTGGACAGCATTGATTGGGTCTTCCGCACCTTCTTTTTTCGCATCTAGAACCATTGACTTTGTTAATAAGCCAGTAAAAATATTTGAACTGCCTGCGATGGTTGTAAATATTCCTGAGTTAACCGCAATAACAATAATTTCAGGAGTGAAAGAAGGTACGTTTACGTGGTAGTTAGCCACACCAAGAGTGAACTGGAAATTGAAGCTGCCAAGTGATCCGCTGCTTAAGTAGTCAGGCAATGAGAGGTCTTTCGCTGGATTTAGCACTAGAACCGAACCAACCGAAGGGTATTCTTTTGCTTGAGTAGCCACACCAGCATCAGTAATACCTTCATCAGCTAGATATACACCAGAGAACGCCGAGAATGTCTGGTTAGAATGATTAGCCACCGACATTCTGTAAAGGTCGGTAGGAGTGGCTGACGATAAAAGACCACTTGTGTTATTTAAATTGACGGTAATGCTGGTAATTGCAAGGAAGCTTGGGGCTGCACTCATCGCCTTGCCCGATGGATAAAGTGTAGGATTGGTTGGAGGAATACGAGCAGCAATAATGAAATAATCAGGAAGCTGATTGAGCTGAATATTGGATGAAGTAATAGACGCAGTTGTTGGAGTAATTTTGAAAGCTCCACCATTAGCAGCATTAGTATAAGAAGCCGCCCCAATAGCTCCAGTAGCCTGTGTAATATAGCGCGGGAGATCAACATACGGCACAATATTGCGCGCAGGAATTAGGTCTGTTGGTTGAGAGCTGAGGAAATTGACTAATAACGCAGCCCTATCAAATAGTGTGGACGTGGCAGTAGCACCCGACGCAGTAGTCCAACCAGGTTTAACTGTGAAACCAGAACCAGAACCCGAGGTAACCTTAGCCGAAGTTCCTATTAAACGGCTTAAAGTTCCATCAATATTTAGAACTATGTTCATGGAGTTAATACCGACAAGACCAGCTTTGTTAAACTGGTTATTGCCATATGTGAAAGGGCTTAAACCAATAAGAGGCTCAATTAATTCAGCTTGGCAAGCAAGTGTAAAAGTGCCAGTAGTAGGAGTACCACTGCTAATATCATATGAACCAGCAGTTGAAGTACCACCAGTCGCTGTAAGAGCAGTAATATGCATAACTTTTAATTGCGGAATGCCACGACCACGTTTAATACCGTCGGGGTCAGCATTAAACATATTGCTAAATGGATGAATGGATGCAGTTGGAAATACATCTCGGTATTCCGACACAACCCTATCAACAGACGCCGCTGTGGTATCATTATAGGTGTATAAATCATGCTGGTCTGCTAATTGAAGTAAAATTGGAAGAATATCTTGGTTATTGGCACTTACATTTGTATTGTTAATTTGCGCAGTGCTAGTATTAATGAGCTGATTAAGTGGGAAAGCATTGAATGCAAAGCCACCAGGTCCGCCACGATTGGGTGTTACAGCATTAACTGTAGCAACACTAGCAATTGCTTCAGCAGCAATTTCTATGGTGAATTTAATTGTAGCCCTTAAGAAGACTTCACGGCTTACAATAACATTTTCGGATGGAACTTGAATATTGAACGCTAACTGGGAATTAGACGGACCAACTGCTACAAATTCTTGGTAGGTGTTTGAGGAAGCACCAGACTGAACTGCATACGTAAGTTGATCTGTGATTCCGCTTAGACGCGCATCTTTTACTAAAACTGTGGTAAAGTCTGAAGACATTGTTTTTATAATATAGCTTAATATAAAATTTTATATGAATTTTCCAATAGTGAAGGAACCAAGGTTCCCTCATACTCCCTCCTTTTTGAACGTAGTTGCGAGTATGCGACGCTTCGCATCCTATAGTTTCAACTCCTTAACCGAAAACTGTTTAAGTTGAAGCTGTTGCTTCTCGGCTAATAGCTTCTTTTGGAACAATAATTTTATAGACGCAGTCACCCCACATCCCAATTTCATAGGAATTAATTGTCCAGTCTTCGCCCTCCAAAAAACTCGTATATCAATATTAGTCAATCCAAGATTGCCTGTCATGTCCACACGCCTATATTCTGCTGTTGGAGTATATAGAAGATTTGGTTTATAACCTTGTTGATTGGTTTGTAAATCAGTAATAATTAATGCAAAGTCTGCACCTGCTTCTGGATTTGGTCTATCAGAGTTAAGCGTAGCATTAGAAGTATATTGATTGATTACAATAGGAAGGGTATTTGTAGTAAAAACAATTCCATTAATAGGACACCATGTATCTATTGTGCTTAGTTCTTGTTCCATTACTATATGTGTTCCAATATGTCCATATTCTACTGGAGATGGTAATGCTATTACACCAAAATTATCAATGTAGGGGTCTAAAAATGGATAATTTGGATATAATGGAATAGCATTATACATTCTTTCTATTAATGTTGGAACTGGGTGTGTAAAGTCCATTATATAAAACTTTTCATTATTAATAACTGTTTCTGTTGCTGGAAAACTATTGAATAATGCGTATAATGAAGCGTTAAATGCTATTTTAAAATTAAATGGAATAGGAGGATCAGGAGTAAATTCAGCAAATATATCCTCCCCTTCTCCTACAAGATTCCATGATCGTTCTACAAAAGCATAATTGGGTTCTAATGAATTGAATAATGCATTTACTACCAATGATGCTTTTAATAAACTATTAGACCATTCTAAAAATGGAGGAGTTGAATAGAACCGTGCAACAATATTATAAAAAATATCCTTTACTTTTCCAGATTGAGTGCTTATCCAATTACTATATATATAATTAAAATTGGTTACATAAGCCTCACCTAAAGCTTTATTTACTTGTCCTATAAAACGAGCATAACTATTACACCAATAGTATGGGAAATTTACTGTGTTTTTTCCAGTTAGTTCTTGACGAGTTGGAACTATTATTGATGGACTATAATTTGGAGACCATTTAACGCTTTCAACAGTAATATGATTTTTTATATTATCAGGCATAGTTCCATATAATAATACATCAATCCTTCTTAGCTCTACTGTTCCATATGGATTAGCGTTCAAGCCAGGCGCACCTATAACTATATAACGACCATCATCAAACGAAGATATACTTGAACCATATTTAGAATTTACTGCTGTTCCAGCAATTACACCTCCTTGTATATAACTTCCTTCCTCTTCTACATATAAAACCACTATACCCGTAGCACCACTATGATCAGGACAACCTACAATGACTTCTGTTCCATCATAAGACAAATTTATTATACGACCATAACCTTCATAAGGACCTAAAAAGGGTGGTGGTAATATTTCCGTTTCAACATATAACTCATTTGTAAAATCATATTTATAAACAACAATTTCTCCAACATTAGTAGCGCTACTTGTACCAATAGCAATTATATCTCCTATATGACTTATTGATACACCTATTCCCCATAAATAATTAGACACTCCTACTGCTGGTACTGTTATTGACTCAGAAGTCCATATATCACTTACTTTTGGATTGTCATTTTTATAAACAAATACTACACCTGACGCGTCGGTGGTAGGATTTGACCCAATGATAATTCTTGAACCAGTAGCATCCATAGAAATAGCAGCACCAAGAAATATATTATTATCAGCTCCGTTTATTGTTTGAACCAAACTTGCTGAACTATTATTAATTCGTCTATATATCTCAATTATACCTCTATTAGTTCCAGAACTAGATGCATCTGGATAAGCTATAACAATAATAGAACCATCATTACTTAATACTACATTTGAAACTGAAGTAGCAGGTTTAGGTATTTTTATTATTGATAAGGTAGCTCGTTCAATTATATAGGTAGGCACAGTAAATCCAGGTGCTTTTGCTGTACCCACTCCTATCCAATGTCCATCTTCACTAATAGATAGACTTGTACCAACTTTAGAAGTTGGTGTATCATCAAAAATAGAATTTAATATATCATTTAAAATATAACTTCCATCATTTTGTCTTGACCATAGAAAAACTTGACCACGCTGATTAGCACCATTATAAGCTGTATCTGGTGCTGATACTACTATAAATTCTCCATCAAAATCTACATCAATATGCCTTCCATAAGTAATACTAGTACCAGGATTATTTAATATTCTATCTAATGGAAAAGTAACTGTAGGTGCTATTGGTAAAGTTCCATTAATATTTAATAATGCTACTTTATGGATTGTTCGTTCTGGGTCAAATGGTTGTGTTATTAAATCAGGTTCAGCAACTAGTGTTGGAAGTTCATAAGTATCTATTTGAAACCGTGTTACACTAACAGTATAATCTCCAGTATTAGCAATCACAGGACTATCTCGTGTTTCTATAAAATTTATATCAACCTCATTTTTTATTGTATTATTATACACATTTGTTTGTTGTAGATCTAAATATACATAGTCAGGGTTTTGTGCTTTTGCAAATGCATTTGTTTGTGACATTATTATATATATAATAATATATTATAATAATATGAAAATTTTAAGGAATTTATTGCGTTTAGTAGTTAATATTGATTAACTTCTATTCCAAGTCTAGTTCCCTCATTGTTTGAGCCATTTGAAGTTGTTGTTTTTCACCTAATATTTTTTTCTGGAATAAGATTTTAATAGATGCACTAATACCCGAGCTTAGTTTAAATGGAATGAGTTGTCCTGTTTTAGCTCTCCAAAATACTCGTATATCAATATTAGTTAAACCTCTGTTACCTGTCATGTCAATTCTGCGATATTCGGCTGTTGGAGTATATAGGAGATTTGGCTTATAGCCTTGTTCATTGGTTTGCAAGTCGGTAATAATTAAGGCGTATTGCGCACCAGTTTCAAAGGAAGGACGGTTATCATTTATTACACTATTAGAGCTATACTGATTTGTTACAATAGGAAGTGTATTAGTAGTAAACACAATTCCATTAACAGGACTCCATGTATCTATTGTGCTTAGTTCTTGAGAGATTTCAAGAAACTGATTACTGTAAGAATAGGTTGTGTTTGTTGATGGATCAAGAGTATATGTGTTATTAGTTAAAGTCGGACCAAAATTGTATGAGCTAAATAAAGTCTTCTGTATAGTTGGAGATGGTGTTATTATTGGATATCCTCTAGAGTTTATATTTAACACATAGAACTTTTCTACTGTTCCTGTGGTAGTTGTTAATAGTGTTTCTGTTGCTGGAAAACTATTAAATAATGCATATAATGCTGGATTTAGGGCTATTTTAAAATGTAAAGGAAGAGCTGTACCAAGTGTTCCTACATTATTTACCCAAGTAACTGGTCTAACAGCCCAATTTGACGCCCCAAAATCATTATACAAATGATTTACATATAACTTGGCTTTTAAAGTATCGGTATCCCAATCTAAAAATGGAGGAGTTGGAAAGGACTTATATGCGGCATCATAAAATTCACCTTTAACAGCATTACTAGCATTAGTGACATAATTTGTAAATAAATAATTATAGTTAGCTATTGATGCCGATTGTAAAGCAGTATTAACAAGATCTATAAAATAATGGTAGCTATTACACCAATAATATGGATTTTCTACTGTATTTTTTCCAGTTAGTAATGACATAATGGGGGCTGTATATATCGGATTTGGTACCCATGTGACATTAACAACAGAAGCTTTATTTTTATTAGCATCAGGCACTGGGATAGCGGTAGAACCATTTGATGTCATAATAGCAACTTTATAAACTGTTTGATTAACATTTGACTGTGTTAAGTCAGGTTCAACAACTAGAGTTGGTAGGTTATAACTATCAATTTGAAAACGGGTTACGCTCATATGATATTCACCAGTATTAGCAATAACAGGGCTATCACGAGTTTCAATAAAAGCCACATCAACAGGTTCGCCTTTTGTATTATTATACACATTAGACTGTTGAAGGTCTAAATATACAAAGTCAGGATTTTGTGCTTTAGCAAATGCATTAACTTGGGACATTATTATAATATATAATAATATTATAAAAATATAAAAATTTCAAAGGTTAAATCGTTTCCTATAGGCTTTAATAGCATCATTGATATCTGGTTCAGACCATAAAATGTGTTTTGATAATGATCCTGGTGTTATTGGATTATCCCAGTTTTCACGAACTGCATGGCGTTTTAAGTAATTTGCTTTTTTCAAGTCATCTGCTCCCTCTACATAAGTTTGTGAAGTTGCAGACCCAAAATGCACATTACGAGACCGTCCATCTACTTCAAATAGCGCTACAAATTTTTTGTCTGGTTTCCATGACTTGACAATATTAATGAGTTTAATATGCGGAGCGCCGCATACTCGCAACTGCATTTATATAATAATATTAGAAAATAAGTTTAGGCGCTTTTCTTGGAAAATATTTTAAAGGAGGGAGTATGAGGGAACCTTGGTTCCTTCAGTTTTTGAAAATTTGAGAGTTTTAAAATATAATGTAATATATTATAAGAATGAACTTTGAAGATGTTGGTGCGCCATTAGTTAAAGTTGTTTTTGATAAAAATCCTAAAAAAAATAAGATCATTAGCGTAGACTCTAATAATAAAAGTGTGCGAGAGGTTATATCCGAGTATAAATGTTTACCAGCAGAGACTATTCAACAAATTCCTAATAAGAAATCAGAACGGCAAATATTGTATATAACTGGTGCTTCAGGTAGTGGAAAGTCTTATTATACTATGAACTATGTTAATGAGTACAAGAAAATGTATCCTAAAAATGATTTGTATTTACTTTCATCAGTTGAACCCGATGGGAGTGCAATTGATAAGATTAAAGGCTTAAAAAGATTTAGATTAGATGAAGCATTTATTAAGGAACAGTTTACTATTAATGATTTTAAAAACTGTCTTCTTGTTATGGATGATTGTGATTGTATTAGCTCTAAAGTTTTGAAAGCAAAAATTAAAAGCATATTAGATTTAGTGCTTGACACTGGTAGGCATACGAACACTTCCATGATTTATACATCTCATATTGCTAATGCAGGTATGGAAACTAAACATATTTTATCAGAGGCTCATTCTATCACAATCTTTCCTAAAACACTTGGAGGACGAGCAATGAAATATTTATTAGACAATTATTTAGGTTTAGACAAACAACAAATTAAGAAGTTAAAACGTTTAGAAAGTAGATGGGTAACTATCATAAAATCTTATCCCATGATAGTTATCGGAGAGAAACAAGCATTTATGCTAAACAATGATGATGATGATTAGTCTTCTGAAAATGGGTTCCACGGGTCTTTTTTCTTCCAAAAGGCTTCAACCCATGCTTTCAATTCCTCTTTGGCTGTATTATCAATTGCTTTTTCACGTTGTTCTTTTTTTTGTCTAAGTATTTCCTTTCTATTTTTATCATAATATGCTTTATTGTATTCTTTAGACTTCTCCTTCTTTTCTTCTAAGGGCGCATCCATTTATAATATATATAATATATATATTATATTTCTATTTAATTTTAAAATATGCCTAATTAACTTCTAAAGCATTTAAATTGATAAGACATACTCTTGGCTTTTGTGCTTGCCGTTGTTTATACCGTTCATTTTGCATATGACGTACTGCTTTATAATTTGGTGTATTTCGGTATTCAACACGTTTTTGCATGATCCGCTCCTTATTTGCTTGATAATAGTCCCTGTGATATTGTTTAATTTCTTCTGGTGTCTTTTTAGGGCGTCCAACTGGCTTTGGAACATAGTCAGTAGCTAACGGGGTTTTTAATGGTCTGCCTTTCTTTTTAGGGATTTTAGCATTATTAGGTTCAATAATTGGCTCTAAAGCTTCCGACATTTGTTCTATACTATACCTATATATTATATTGTTTTTAAGTAGTTTAATTTTAATTATTTTGTTAATATGTTTAGAAGTTTATTGAATAGTATTTAATATATGTTAAAAAAATTGACTTAAAAATAAAATATAATATTAGTGTATATAAAATGTCTGTTGTCCTAAATGAACGAATCAATAAAACTCATGCACTCTACCTACTTGAGACTTTCAAGATGGAGGATTTTATTCTTATCTACAATGGTAAGAAATGCGAAGCCAAGAAGGAATATGATAAAATTATCAAGTATTTAAATATGAAAGTTAATGACACTATTAATTATGTTAAATATAGCTATTTAGATAAGAGAAACAATGGACGCTTATTTGGTAAAGACAGCATTCAGGGACTTAAACGAGAGATTAGATCCTTTTTATGTGATGGGATTACAACAGATATTGATATGGTGAATGCTCATCCAAGTATATTATTACAATTATGCAAAAAATACACTTATCATTGTCCTAATTTAATCCTTTATATTAATGAGCGTAAAAAGTGTTTACATTCACTTATGAGTGATGATAATATATCTTATGAAGAAGCTAAAACAAAGGTATTAGCATCTACTAATGATAATAAGAAGATTAAAACAGAATCGGCATTTCTAAAGGCTTATGATAAAGAGATGAAGGAAATACAACAAAAATTTATAACCAATGCAGATTTTGCTTATGTAAAAGAATATGCTAAAAAAGAGACTAATTTTGAGGGTTCATTTATTAACCATGTATTATGCATTAATGAAGAAGATATATTACAAGCTATGAGAACTTTTTGCGAGATTAATGGGTTAGAAATGCATAGTCTTATGTTTGATGGGTTAATGGTTTATGGAACTATCAATGAATCCACATTAAAACAAATGGAGGATTATATTCATAAAAAAACTGATTTTGTGGATATGCAATTAAGTATTAAGGAACATGTCACAAGCTTAGAACTACCTGCTAACTTTAAACCAAAAGAAAGAACAATTTATGAAGATGTTAGATATGAATTTGAGAGATTTAATTGTAAAGTTGGTGCTGAATTTATTTGTGACAAACATAATGATTTCAATATTTATAGTGATCATCAATTTAAAGTCTTACATAATGAACTTACTTTTATTGATAAAGATGGTAAAGAGGCTAAATTTATTCCTAAATGGTATGATGATAAAGACAAAAGGAAATATGATAAATATGATAGTTTTCCTAAAGATGAATTATGTCCTGATTATGTATATAATATGTGGGAGAAGTTTCCTGTTCAGCTTATGCCTCCTGCTAATAATGATAAAAGTAAGGCGGGATTAGAGTGGTTTTTAAATCATATTGATGTTATGGTAGACTATAATAAAATTCATGCTGATTTTGTCAAGATGTGGATTGCGCAAATGTTTCAATATCCAGAAAATAAAAGTATTCATTTAATTTTTATCGGATTAGAAGGCTCAGGTAAGGGGACTTTTGTAAAATTCTTTGAAACTATTATGGGTGGATCTCATAGATGCTGGGAATGCACTAATCCACAAGAACATATTTTTGGAAAATTTAATGATATGATGAAAAAAGCGTTTTTAGTTGTATTAAATGAAGCCAATAAAAGCGGAACATATCATGCTAACGATAGAATGAAAGCTCTTATAAGTGATCCTACTATTGATATTCAACCAAAAGGAAAAACATCATATACAATGAGGTCTTATCATAGATGGATGAGTTTTAGTAATAACCCTGACCCTAATCATAAATTAAAAAGGAGAGATTTAACATTTAGGATGAGTGATGATAAAATTAATAATGTGGAATATTTTAATGAAGGTAATGAATATGCTAAAAGTATAGAAGTTGCTAAAGCTATTTATGACTATTTTATGGCTTATGAAACCAAGCCAAAAATTGTTGAAAGTGATATTCCAGAAGGACAATATGATAATATGCTTAAGGAAACACAAAAAGACCCTATTATGGAATTTTTAGAAGAAATGGTTTATGCTGGAACTGGAATTAGACATGTTCCAATAAATACTTTATATGAGAGTTATTTGGATTTTTGCAGACGGAATCATATTCATTGGACTAAGGATAAAAGTTCATTTAGCACACGATTAGGGATGAAAAGAAGAAATGGATTAAGTAGTGGTGTTAAGCGTATTGAAGGGAAAGTACAAAATACATGGACTTTTGACTTTACTTTATTGAAGCCCCAATTTGTTAATGAAAATATTGAAACTATTTATGATAGTGATGATGAATGAGCTTGATAGGTTTTATTATGGGTGGGTGTCATTTTCTTCTATTTTTTTAACTACTTATCTGTTATACCGTTATACCGTTATACCCTTCCAGTACCTTATAAAAAATAAAATAAAATAAAATAAAAAATAGAAAAAAAAATTATTTATAAAGAAGAGTATGGACAATGGTATAACGGCATAACGCCATAACACCCATCCATAAATTACTGCAATTAAAATTGATTTGTAAAACTACTTAGAGAATTAACTACTATTATACTAATAATGAACAACTATAAATATCATAGTCCCGATACATTACTTGGAGATTTAGAAATTATGATACAAAAAACCCTATTGAATTATGAAACACTAAAAAATGTCATATTCAACCCATATTTAAAATACAGGGATGACATAGCAACCCATCTTAAAAATTATGAATCTGATACTATAGAAACACACATAAAAAAATA